CGTTTTCCGGTGCCTTCTGGCCGTTCGTCCAATACTCGGTCGTGTGCTGCTGCACCTTGCCGCCATCGGCGCTCCTTGAGGGCCACGTCACCATCAACTCGGCGTGCCCGACGCTGACGTGCGTAGCTAGCCCCAGCGTGTTCCCACAGGCCGCCCAGGACTTCCAGAAGGCGATGTCTTCGTCGGTATGCCCGCCGTTCCACTCGCCCTGGTCGTTCGCACGAGCGATGAACCAGGGCTTCTTCATCTTCTTCAGGGCGGCGGTTCGCAGGAACGTCAGCCCGAAGTGTGCCGTCTCGACCGGCTGCACCACCTTGCCAAAGAATTCGCCGTCGACCGTCGTCCTCTCGTCAGCGTCGCTTCCTGCCAGGGCGAACATCACGGCGTTCGCCTCCCGCTTCGTCTGGAGCGGCGCGATTGCGTCGAAACCAGAGTGCATCAGCAGCGTCAGCAACGCCTCGACCGTCTTCGCGTTGAAGACCGTGTCGTAGTCGACGGTCAGGATCACGTCGTGTGAGTCGATGACCTGTTCCATCGCTCGCTGAAGGCACTGGCCCCAGAAAGCACCCGTCACCTTGATGGGACTGATGCCATGCGGGGCCAGTGCCGACGAGACGCAGAAAAAGTTGTCGGTGAATCCCAGTCGCGGGGTCGACATGACCGCCGCGACTTTGATTTCCGCTTCGACGTTGCCTACTCGCATCAGCATGGATCGCTCCTTATGTGGAGCGGGCGCGCATCCATGCGCCTTTGTCGGCCGTCATGGCCGTCCCGCAAGTCGGGAATCAGCCCTTAACCCAGCCGAGCACGCCAGCATCAGCCGCCGTCACCGGAGCCTCTTCGCCACGCGACAGACGAGCCGTCACCACAGTGTTCACGCTGACCGCGGGGGTCGCCGTGACCTTGAGGTAACGCTTCTTCGCCTTGGTGTCGACATCGAGCTTCACGATCGATGCCACGGCCGTGTCTGACACGGTCGGAATCGTGAAGTCGGTGCCGCCGACGAGACCGGGCACGTTCGAGTAGGACACGTTGTCGTCCGACTCTTCGACCTTCAGCACGCTGGCGAAAACCGTCGAGGCGTTGCTCGCCCGCATCACGGTCACGCTCGCGTGATCGTAGCCGCGGGTGTCGATCGTCAGGGTCACTGCGCTGGTGCCGACGGCCGCTGGGACGGAGCCGACAACCTTGTCGTTCTGAGAATGGATCATGGTTCTAGGGTTCTCCTTCTAGAGGGGTGTTGTCAGGCTCACGACGCCGCGGACTTGAGAGCAACCACGGGGCCGGCGGTCGTGTTGTCGCCGAGCGAGTGATGAACCACGTCGAACCGCATCGTGCCTTGGAGCAAGAGCTGATCGGTCGTGGCGTAGACTTGGTCGTACATCCGCACTGCGAAGTCGCGGCGACGAGCGTAGATGCTGGACAGACCCAGGTTCGCGAAGAGAACCTTGACCTTGCCCGGATCGGCACCGAGCGTGCCGTCGAGGACGTGAACGTAGTTCACAGGAAATCCCATGAACTGCTCGGTCACGCCACCGCCGACCTGCTCGACGGTGTTGCCACCGGCCGCGTAGCGGAGGCGGGCCATCGAGGCAGCAAAGCCGGCCGGCGAGATGTACCACGCTGCACCCTGGCGGGCGTAGAGAGGCATCTTGCCGATGACCTTGATGAAGTCGGTCACGGTCAGGGTCTCGAAGCCCGTGGCACCAGCACCGGCAGTCACGACGCCCGCGTTGTGCGTGCCGTCATTGACCTTCGGCACCACGCCGTAGATTCCGCCCGAAGCAGAGTCGCCCGCGCCGAGCCAGCCGACCAAGTCGGTCTTGTAGGCCAAGCTCGTCGCGAACTCCGTAGCCACGGCATCAGCGATCGACACAAGAGCGTCTTCCACCACCTCGCTCGACATGCGGGTTCCCACGGCCAATTTCTTGGCAATGAGCTGCACGTTCGAGTAGGTCGGCTCGCTCTCGCTCACCGCGGTGCCTTCGCCGACGAAGTAGGCCGTGGTGCCCGTGACACGCTTCGGGATGATCATCGTGTCGCGGGTCATCGTCACCTTCTCGACATTGCTCGCTGCGAAGGTGCCGAAATTTTCCACCAACCTGATCACGCGAGAAGCGAACTCCTCTGGGACGAGGGCACCGCCAGAAGCGTTGCTGTTCTCGCCCATCGCGCGGTTCTCGACGCCGTGATCCTTGCACCACCGGAGGTCTTCGGCGTTCTTGAAGATGTGAGCCCGGAGCCACCTGCCGCAGCGGTAGGCACTCTCGACAGCCTCGGGGCCGTCGTTGAATGCACGCAGGCTGGTGTGGTGAGGCTGGATCGAACGAATCTCGACCTTCTTCTCCTCGACCTTCGCGGCGACTTCAGCAGCCGGAGCCGGGGCAGGGGCGGCCTTCTCGACCACGGCCCGCAGTTCGGCTTCCTTCGCGGCGATCCGCTCCTCGAAGTCCAGGGAGGTCTTCAGGTCGTCGGCCTGAGTGCCGAGCGAGATGAGTTCCTTGGTCTGCTCGGCCGAGCGATCCTCGATACCGGACAGTTCGGTCATCCGAGCGGCGACAGCCGCTGCACGTTCCTGAAGACGCTTGAGATTCGACGCCATTTTGGCCTGCTCCTTGGTTTGAGCCGGCCAAACGCACAATCGCGGCGGCCGGCGGGTGATCCCGCTAGCGCGCCGCGTGCTTGAATCCTCAAGTCGCTCGCACTGCCCCTCACGACATCCGTCGTGAGGCAATGTCTCTCTATGTAGCCTAGCGACCTTGACTTGCGCCGTGCAACTGAGTCCGAAGAATTGTCGCCTTCAGGTTCGCGAGCTTGACGGCGATGTCGATGTTCTCCTGCTCCGCACGCATGTCCTCGGCGGGCTTGTCATCAACCGGCTCCGGCTTCTTCTCTTCTGCGCTCATACGTTCCTCGGGGATGATCCACAGCTTGCACACGGCGTCGGCCGCAATTTCTCCACTCACGATGTAGCATCTGCCTTCCTCGGACTCGAAGAAGACGCAGTTGCTGCACTTCAATCCGTCATTTGCGAACGGGTTCTCGGTCATGTAGTGAGCGTCATCCGGGCTCCAGGGACCGTACTCCTCGGCGATGCCCTCGTAGCACTCCGCAAGCGCGAGGTTCACCGCCGACAGCGTGTCCGCATACTCACCTTCGACGCCGTCTTCGCCGATGTCACGTTTGCCGCTCGCCCGCTCGATCTGCGAGACCTTGGCCTCACTCCACCGCCACGCTGGATCGCCGCCCCACAGCATCCAGGCGGTGTACCCTGGCGTTTCCTCGCCCTTATTCGACCAGCCGGGTCTCTTGTCGACCTTGTGGCGTCGGAACCACGCTCGCATCTCGCGAACGTGCTCGGGCGTCAGTTCTTCGCGTGCGGCGATCTTGCCGGCACGGGCCACCGTCTCAGGCTTCAGCCCGTCGCCCGATCGGCCCTCCTCGTGCAGGGCCAGACCGCGCTTCGCGGCGGCTGCCATGCCCGCGGTGGGCTTCAGATTTACGTCGGAGGCGGCGCGGGTCTCATCTGAGGCAGCCTCGGGGGTGGTTTCAGCAGAAGAGTCCACCGACGGGGCTGCCTCCGCGGGCGCGGAAGCAGCACGCCGATCCACCCACTTCTCGCCAGCGTCGCCGCCGGCCAGTTGCCACTCGATCCAGGCTGGCGAGCCTGACCAGCCCGTCACTTTCGCCGCCAAACACCGCTCGTAGACGCCGGAGAGGTACGAAACCTCCTCGACACTGACGATTTCGCGGTTCGCGACTCGTTCGGCGATGCAAAGAAGGCGAGAATCGATGCTTTCGTGCCTCTGGGCCAGCTTCAGGCCGCGCTTCGACGCATTCGCCATCGTCTGGATGGGCCGGAATGACTCACCCAGGGCCATTTCGATGGCTCGACGGCTCACAACCACGCTGGAAGAGTCGTATGCGGGCCGAACCACGGGCCCAACGTCCTCGAGCAGCCCGATCGCACGCACCTCACGCCTGCGAAGACCACGCTGACTGTCCGTCGACCACGAATCACCGCCTTCTCGCTTGATCGCGAAGGCGAAACTGGACCCGACAACCGTCCGATCCTTCACCCATTCGACCACGTCGCGGCCGATGGAGGTGTTTTCGTTCGGCGTGATCTCGTAGCGAAGCCCATACGGGTCTTTCTTGAGTCGCATAGTACCATTTCCGGTACGTCCGAGCAGCAGGTTGCGGTCGTGATTGAACACGCCGATGACATCGGGGTTCTCGGCGAGCACTTCGTCGAACGCATTCGGGTGAATCGTCTCGATGAAGCCACCCAGGTTGCGGCTTTCGGCGTTAAAAACGGCGGCGTAGCCCGAAATCACGGGCTTTTTTTCGCCGTTACCCATGTCTCGGTACTCGATCGTCGCGTCCGAAACCGTCGTGCGCCGCTCAATCTCGTTGCTCATGCCGTCACCTGATTCGCGAGGTAGTTGTCCAGACCGATCTGTTCGATAACACGCTGTTTTGCCTCGATCGCCGCCACCGCTTCTTCGCTGCCTTCGAGCAACTGAGTGAAGATGACGGCAGAAATCTCGTCGCCGACGGCGCGGCAGGCCGCCACGTTGGCTCGCTCGACCTCCGCGGCGGCGGTTTCAAGCGAGAGGTTGGCTGCGAGGATGCCCTCGTAGTCGTGCCTGGGCCAATCGGGCTGGTCGTGGTCGTAGGTCGGCTGAACGTCGTAGTATTCGAGCCGCGCCTGAACCTCATGCAGATGCCGGCGTTCCTCTTCGGCCTCGCCGCGACTCGTGTCGGCAAGTTTGCCGTAGCCCCAGCGGTCGAAGTGCTCGGCCAGCGACTGATAGTGTTCAATCGCGGTCATGTGCAGCCGAACGGAGGCTTGCAGGGCGTCGATCACGCCTTCAGGTGCTTGTGGCATCGCTCGTCAGGTGCTTGTCGCACCAGTCCTCGGTTACTGATTCGTACTTCTGGCCGCTGCGATGGCACTCGAGCAGGAGTTCTCGCGAGCGACTCATCCACGAGCCCACGAACTTGTCGATGTCTCTTCCGGTAGCCTGTGCGGACTCGCGAAGCTCTTCACGCATCCGGCCGGTCATCTGATCAAGCCACGCAGCAAGCTTCTCGGGCTTATTGCGTCGCTCAAGGACGCCGTCAGCCTCGATGGCGGCGAGTCGCCGGAGAGAAGTCTTGAAGACAACTTCGGCTCCTGCGATCTGGCGGGCGTCGGGGGCGTCTTCTCTGTCGGGGGCATCGCCAACCGTCGGTTCCGGCGGCCCGTCAACGCTGCCCTGGGGAGCGGGAGTCTGCGGCTTCTGGCCGGTTGGGTTCTCAAGCGTGAACGCCTCCAGCAGTTGCATGTTCACCTGAATGAACCGCTTCTT